TTCTGAAAGTTCAATTAATTAGAAATATACATTAATAATTTAATATATTATATTAATTAATAATTTAATATATTATATTATATTATAGACATAATTTAATAGAACTTCTGAAAGTTCAATTAATTAGAAATATACATTAATAATTTAATATATTATATTAATTAATAATTTAATATATTATATTATATTATAGACATAATTTAATAGAACTTCTGAAAGTTCAATTAATTAGAAATATACATTAATAATTTAATATATTATATTAATTAATAATTTAATATATTATATTATATTATAGACATAATTTAATAGAACTTCTGAAAGTTCAATTAATTAGAAATATACATTAATAATTTAATATATTATATTAATTAATAATTTAATATATTATATTATAATACATTTAAGGTCGTTCAACGCTATATCGGCGCTTCTAAGGCTTTATTTCAGTCAGGCAGTATAAATATTCGTTCAACGTAAATAAAGGCCACAGGACGCGAATATGGATGAAATATTAATGACGTAACTGAAATTATTTAAATTATGCAAATTTAAGCAATAAGTTACATGGTTACATGGTTACATGACGGTATGTACGGGTCTGAACTGGTGGCTAAGGACATGCTTCTAAGGCTTTATTTCAGTCAGGCAGTATAAATATTCGTTCAACGTAAATAAAGGCCACAGGACATGCTTCTAAGGCTTTATTTCAGTCAGGCAGTATAAATATTCGTTCAACGTAAATAAAGGCCTTAGAACACGTCATATGCACGATTAAGGAGGATAATATATGCATGTAACCGCGGTCCCGTTAGCAGTATATGAGGTTAATTGAAAGAAATTCAGATAATTTCCATAATAGCGCCAATATGTAACCATAAATTTACTATATTTATTTACGTAAATGATGATAATTTAGCGACTTTACCGAACTGATTATTATATATAATATAGAAGCGCCAATATGTAACCATAAATTTACTATATTTATTTACGTAAATGATGATAATTTAGCGACTTTACCGAACTGGTTATTATATAGAAGCGCAAAGAACGGTCAAATGAACACAGGCAGCTCTCTATAAGCTTAACATCAAGACCGGATGACATCAAAGAATTTCGTAGTATACATGACTTAGAGGATCTTTGGGTGGTGATGATAGAGAGCTCACCATTCAAAGGTCCTCTTCTTATATGGACCAAAGGAAATAAAGACATGTATACTTACGGCAGACCTCAATATTTAGCAAAGATAATAACGACTAGAAGCTATAATGAATGGAATAGAGAACATTTCGTCGACTTAGATACTCAGCTTAAGAATAATATTTCATCGTTAAAGGGTTATTTCATTCCAAATTTATGGCTCGGAAATGGAAATATGTTCAGCTTTGATAAGACCTGGAAAGGAGTTGACTTCGCCGTTAAGAAATTGATAGCCGCTTGCTATTGCGACTATATGGCAGTCAAGAAAGCATTCGCCACGTCGTTATCTGAACCGACCGTTGAAGGAATTAAGAGAGATATGCAAGTATTGATATTTGATAGATATACATCTAGCGATATTGAAGCATATAAGTCATTCTTTGATAAGAGTTATGAATTTATTATCAAGAATATTAGAAATGAAGTAATTGATAATTGGAATGATAAAGAACCGTCAGACGAAATTAAGAATTTCTTTAGCGACTCATATCATTATAAGAAGCGTAACAGAACATCTAAATGGTCCTGGATGAAGGATATGACAGTTATGGAGATAGCTAAGAAGCTCATTTCTACCGGTATAGATAAGCTTACAGGTGCAATTATTTCAGCATTAAAGCACTTACATATTTCTGTCAAGAACGTTATTGAAGCATTAGAAAGCGTTATGGATGAAATGGGAAATGAAGCCCGCCAGAAAGTTATTGATACCAGAATTAAGCATGAATGGTTCACATCTTTAACTGATGAACAGAAAGATAGCGTTATTCAATATGTTAAGACATCCAAAGACTGGGCATATGATAACCTTAAATTAACGTTAATTAGAACATTAAAGGCACCAGAATGTATATTTAAATTAGGTAAATATTTCTGGGGACCTACCGTTGGTGAATATTATAATAGAGTTATGGCGAGCAAATAATAAAGCGAGAATGCAAAGATATAGAAGATAATTTAAAGGACATAACAGATGCACGCTCAACTCTATAATACGTTATTCATTCGAAAGGCAGGAAATTCAATTTATACTCAGATCGGTAATTCATCAGAATATTCTCAGAATTACTTAGATGGGCAACTAGTTAAATATACCGGTATTAACCCGAGCAGATGCGAGACCAGGTCAAAGACATTCAATACGTTCGAAGAAGCTCAGACCGCCCAGAGGAAATTACATGAGGTATATAAGCCTTGGTACGTCAACGGCGGTCTAATTAAATGCGATAATATATCATTCAGGGAAATTGACACAGTATTGGATAAATTGAACGATACCGAATATGACCCGAAAGTCATGAGTAACCTACAGGAAATTCTAATGGATGAACACGGTTACGAACAGAAATATGGTTATATATATTTAGTTAGACTAGAAGGCAAGAACGTCTTAAAGATCGGATATACTGGAAATATGGAACGTAGAAATTTGAAAGACCAGTTCGGATGCAACGTAACCGTATTGGACACCAAGGCTACCGGCGATACGGTAAAGCACGAAGCTAAGTTACACATATTATGCACCGAATATAAGGCCAAGACTACAGGATATGAAGGACATGATAAAGTTGACCGTAACGGATGCTCTGAATTATATGATGATAACCAAGAGGTTATAAATAAATGGAACACATATTGGAGAACTTAAATATGAGAACTCAAGAAGAAATTACTAGATATTATCATGAATGGTTGAACCGACTTTAGCAAGACTCAAAGCGAGACATAAATAATAGAAGAAATTAACGCTCAATAACGATGGACGTGACCGGGTATGGAACGAACGAAATATCCGGCACGTCCATTTCTGGTTATTTAAGTATGACTAACAGATATATACCGACAGAAGATGAAATGAATTTCGCAATTAAGAACGCTAGAAATATCCTCGTGCAATTCTTTAACCACGTCTCGGACCTCGATGTTCATTTCTTCAGGAATGCAATGAAGCATCGAAGAGATGAACTCTATAAATATAATGATAAGGAGGTTAAAGATGAATAATTTAGAGAATGACGTTAACGAAATTAAAGATGACTTAACTAGTATAAAGGAACGAATTAATTATATTATGGAATTAATTGAGGAGTTAAAGCAATTATGTGCTCATTAGAACTGGCACTATTCTTAACTGCAAGCAGATCAAATATTGCTTTATCATCTGGATGTTCGCCAATATTGGATGGACTATATATGATATTCACACAGACCAGACATATCGTGCAATTCTAGATATAGTTCAATTCATTACGGCAATATGGGGCTTTATTGAATGGAGTAAGAAGGAATAATATGAAGCATTCCGAAATAAAGGATAAAGTTCGAAAGTCCAAAGAATGGAAAGAATTTAGGAAGAACCTAAAGGAACGTCAGAAATATGACCCTGTAACCGGTTCTAAATTAGTTAAGCGTGCCGTCGCACATCATCTTGACTTGAACGTCGATAATTACAGTATGTTATCGGATGAACGTCAAGTCATGTTGAACCCCCAGACACATGAGATAATTCATGCATTATATGGTTCAGAAAGAGTCAGATATAACTGGAAGGAACGGGTTGACAGGTTAATTAAATTATTTGAACGAATGGATGAATTTAACGGAGTATACGATGAAGGAAAGGAAGACTAATAAGATCAATAATAACGATATTGAATTGAGACTGAAGGAACTTGAGAAGCGTCTTTATGACCATATTATTGAGGATGAGGTTCCAGTCATGACACATGAAGAATTCGTAGAATATTCTGAATGGAAGCGTCAAAGGAGACAGATATGAAATTAACAGAATGGTTAACTAAGAACTATACGCATATCGCATTCGAACAGGAACTGATGAAGAATGGAACAGTATTAAAGGTTCCTCAGTTGAATATAGACCTCACCATCGGTCTAATTTCAACATCGTCTAAGGAAGACTACGCAAAGTTAGTATTTCATTATGCGCCGACTGGTACCATTATTGACGAAATTCCAGACGAATGGTATAATGAACATATTCTGGTAGTCAGAAATATATTGACTAGGATGTTAATTGAAGAACCAAATTATAAGATGGCAAGTAGATATCTGGAAATTCTTGAACGAAGAGATAAAGACAGATGGTCAAAGGACTCTAAGAAGCAGACAGAAATTAAGGCTACTCAGGGAGATATAAAGTTAGAATTTACTATCGTGGAGTAATTAATGAAATTAGAAGATATGACAGATGAAGATATAGCTAAAGGAAAGGGTATTTCCAGATGGCAGTCTAATTTCTTGACTAGGTTCGATGATGACCTGCTCATATTTAGAACCGGAGTAGGTGCAGGAAAGTCAGAAGGCCTAGCTATATGGCTCACGATGCAATGTATTCAGAAGCCAGGAATTAGAGGAATTATCATCGCACAGTCATATGATGCATTGGACAGGGTATTGGTAACCGCCATCAGAAAGAGATGCGTTATGCTCGGTGCAGATATAACATATAATAAGAACGCCAGAACTATTACATTCGGCAACGGTTCCATATTGATGGGTTATTCAGCGCAGAACGCGGTCTCTTTGCTTGGCTTAACTGAAATAGCAATTCTGGCAATTGACGAAGCAGCATATATTCCAGAAGAAGTATATAATTTCGCATCTGACCGACTAAGAGGTTCCAAATATAAGACGATGGTCAGGTTGATATCTTCACCTCAGTCGATGGCGGCCAATAACTGGTTCACCGAAATATGTAAGAAATATCCGGATAAGGTCATAACCGCGACATCTTTAGATAACCCGTTCACGAAGCCAGAATATAAGGAAGCTTTGAAAGAACGTTATTGCGAGGGTTCTGACCTATATCGTCAACAGGTATTGGGTGAACTATTTGATACCGACGTCGCATCACAGATAGTATTCAGAAAGGACTTTATTCAGAATAAGAAAGACGAAGATAATATAACGTATATGGGTATAGACTGTTCTGGTCTCGGAGCCGACTTTGACTGTTATGCAGTTATCGATAAATATGGAGTAAAGGAGATTCAGAAGAAGAACGATATAGATACATTCGGAAAGGCCAATTTGACATGTTCTTTGATAGATAAGTATAACGTCAAGGAGAAATGTGTAGACGCGACTGGTGGATATTCTCAGGGTCTTCAGGACGTGCTTAAGGAACGAAATATAACTCTTAACCCAATTAATTTCTCTCAGAAGGCGTTCGATCCAGTTAAATATCCAAATGCAAGAACTGAAATGTATATGGAATTAGCTCATCAAATTAGGAACGGGTTCTGGGTACCAGATAGCGTCAGAGTAGAAATACTGGCAATGCAGTCGGCCATCAATAATAAAGGACAGATATTCTTATTACCGAAAGATGACGTTAAGAAGATAATTGGACATTCACCAGACGAGGCTGACGCGGTAGCTTTGGCAGTATATGCAATGAACCATTATGGAAAGAATTCTGATATTACCGACGATAAGAAAGCTGAAGATATAGCCAATATATATTTATCTTATTATCGAATATATAACTAAGCAACGAACACGTTATCATAATGATATAGAATATCGCCGGATCATGATAACTAATGCTGGCAGGCAACAGAGAGAAAGATATTGCAGGCCTGGCGGGCTTGAATTAATTGAGAACTGCGAGCCCGCCAAGGCCGATAATTTCAAAGGTTGGGATATTCATCACAGGTCAGAAATACGTGATGGTTATGTGAATTCTAAAGAAGAACTTATTATGATGAATTTATATTATAATAGACCACATGAAGAACTCATATTCTTAACTCGTTCTGAACATATGAAATTACATCATTTGAAGAATATATCTGGTTATTCACAGAAATATAAAGAAAGGAATTAATATATGATCATAGCAAAGGACCTTATTCATCAGGCACTTATGCGTGCCAATTTGGAGACTCAATTAAAGCCCGCGGATGGGTCTCTTTATGAAGACGGATATAGACTACTTAAGGGCATAACATCAAAGTATAATAACGATGACCTCTTATCGTTCACAGAAGAGACCGTAATATTGCCGAATGCTGAAATTATTCACATATATGATGACTACGACTCTCTAATTGGTGAACACCGTCATATCTTCAATACAGTAATAGAAATGAATATATGGCTAGACGACGAAGCAACAGAACTGAATATCAATGATATCATCTTCGTCGTAGCAAATAAGAAGCTATATATCGTCAATGAAGACCTGACAGTTAATGAAGAAATTCAGGAAATTCCGCCGTCTCAGGACTATCAGGAATTGCTCGCATATACCAATATGAAGCATATCAAGGTTAAAGACTGCTGCAAGATCAACGCGTTATATCTTGAGACCAAGACGCCAAATTCTCTTCATCGTCCATTGGAATTCGAACCTAAGAATAAATTTGACGAATACGGAATTTCTACATGTGTATATACGGTAGCGCAGAAAGCTGAGAACGAATGGTTAATTCAGTTGAAGCCAGGGGTCGCCAGAATGAATTATTTCCTCAAATTGGTATATAACCGCGGGTTCGAATACGATATGAACGATCCGTTATATATTCCAGATGCATATATTGAACTCTTAATTACTGCATTAACTCATAAGCTCGCTTTGAAATATCCTAGGATGAACGACGCCCAGATGCAGAGACTCGAGAATGACGTCAAGGTAATGATCGATAATATCAGGACACCGAAAGCAGATATAAAGCCGGTTAAGAGAAATTCATATAGGCGCGGGTTCATGACCGGCGACATGCTAGTAGCCGGCGTAGGTATATTTAACTAAATTATAACTGAGGTATATAATGGCAGTCAAGACTATAACTAACATAGCCGGTGGAATTTCAAGAAGTAATATCGTCAAATTGGGTATCGGTGACTCATTAAATATGTACCCAGAAGTTCAGAATATCAATGAATATTCTAGTAATATCATCATGCGTTCAATTAAGGGTGAGACCAAGCTCGCGGATATTCCTGGAAGATGTAGAGGTCTTTATAGGGTCTCTAGGGGAATTAATGGAGAACCGGCATTATATGCGGTATATAACGATAAATTATATTTAATTAAGGAAGACGGAAATATTCACGTTATCGGAAAGCTAGATACTGTTAACGGCGAAGTTCATATGACCGAGACATCCGGATATGGTGAGTCTCATCCTCATCTTGCATTAGTTGACGGGTTCGACTGTTATGTAGTCAATACCGGACTGTCAGTTCCTAACCAGGTTAATGACTTTAGGCGTCTTGAATTACCGTTACGAGCCAATGAAAGCTATCAAAGAATTCAACCTACACATATAGCCTATCTTTATAATTACCTGGTAGTAAATGACTCTGGAACTGACGCATTCTATATTTCTTATCAATATCCATTAGATGCACCGCCAGAAGGAACTGACTTCTACGACGTATTTATGGTTAGAACCGAGCAATACTGGAATTACGGGTTCGCAATATATTCAGAATGGTGCCCAGATAATACTCTAGCATTATGTTCTAACGGTTCCAAATTATATACATTCGGTTCACGTTCTTGGCAGGCATTCAGTCATAATGACGATATTAATTATCCGTTCAGCTCGCCAGATAATGCTGCAGGTAATATTGGAATTAAAGCACCGAATTCTTTGGCAATGCTTGGAAATACAGTATTATGGCTTGGTTCTTCAGATATTGGAGAGAATGGTGTATTCATGGTTAAAGATACGACTTTGACCAGAGTCTCGACTAATGATATAGAACGTGAAATTGGAATTCTTAATAACCCGGAGAATGCTTATTCTTCAATTTGGGAAGAGAACCAGCACGTATTCTATTCTATTACATTCGAAGACTCAGATATAACATATGTATATGATATTACGGAAGGTTACTGGCACAGACGTTCATCTTATGACGATAATAATGACCAGAGGTTCTGGAGATATGGACATGCTACGTTCGCATATAACCGTATATTCGTCGGAACAGATAACGCATTATGCTATATGGACGAGAATAAATTTGAAGAACATGACGGAAGAAAGATATTGAAGATGAGAAGAGGCGGAGTAATAACCAATTCACATCAACCGTTCTATATCGACGCAATAGACATTATCGTCAATAACGGACAGGTAGGATATCCGGTAATTCCTGGTAATTTCTTAAGTCAGACTGGTATTGAAGGTAACCCGAGAATTTCTATCAGATATACCTGGGACGGAGCAACATGGTCAGACTACGGCGATACATATCTTGGGAAGGTCGGCAATTATGACTGGACAGCAACGTTCTGGCATCTTGGCATGGGTAAATACTTTACTTTGGAAATTTCTACCACCGAGAAGATACCGTTATCTATTGAGTCTTTAAATATTCAATATGAACCGTGTGCATATTTAACTTAATTATCAAAGGATAGAATATGGATATTAATTTAAAGTTAATTAGGTTCGATCCTGAATGTAACCAGAATTTCGAAGCATTCAAAGGCCAATGGGGACAGTATAATGACCGCCAGGCTTCATTCACGATGTTAAAGAATATTCTGGTTATTCATGTATTTAACGGTGCCAGATATGACGGACTTAAATTACCCGATGTATATGACGGTATAATTCAATGTAGCGATGGAAATATAATTCAAGTAAGAAATTCTACGTTATCATGTGAATTACCAGAAGATGTTAACGGGTTCGGAATATTGACATTAAAGAGAAAGAATTAGAATAAAGGAGAGCAATTTATGGATATCGCCGGAGCATTCGCAAGTCTAGTCGGCACCGCAGTTAACGCGATGACCGCATCTGACCAGGCGTCAGCAGAACGCAGAGCCAGACGAAAGGCCGCAGAGAAATTACTTGAACAGAAGCAAATTACTGAGTCTCAATATGATGACTTAATTAAGGACATCGATGAATATTATGCAGCACGTCAAAGTCTAGGCAATAAGGAAGATATTTCTACATATCGAGACCTTATGAAGGGATATGACCCGGATGAATATGTATTTGACTTAGATAAATACGGTTCGTTCGAGTCCAAATATGATAAGACCAAAGAAGACTTCTTGAACCCGTATTATAACCAAATTATTGGTGATACAGCTGCTACGGTTCAGAACACGGCAGCAGGAAAGGCAATGGGTCATTCTACTGGCGCAGCTAATGCTATAGCCAAGGCAGTTGCTCAGAAGGAAGATGAACTCTATAAGACCGCGTTGAATGAATATAATATTGACCGTAACCAGTCATATAAGGAATATTCTGACTATATTACCAGAATGCAGGAACAGTTAAATGCTCAACGTGAAGGAAAGCAATATCAGTTGCAGCAATACGGTAACTTAGCAAATGACTACCTCAATACTCAAGACCAGTATATGAGAGACCTTATGCAGGCTAAGTCAGATAAATTGGGAACGTCTAACCAGTATGCGGTCAGCATGGCTAGCCTATATTAATGGAGGAATTGAATATGGCAAATGGAATTTATAACCCGAATAATATCAATTACGGCGCATTAGTCAACGCGGCAATTAACCAAGTTAATGAACGTGCAAAGAGAGAAGCCGGTTATGTAGGCGATATGGGTAAGGCAATTAATGAAGGTATTCAAGGCGTATTTCGTTCGTTCCAGGATGACGACGATAAATATGATGAACTTCTTAAGAAATTGCAAGAAGCAAAGAGACGTCGTGCATTACTCAATTATCAAGAAGGAGTATAAATGAGAACCAATGAATATTTAGAACTCTTAAATGAAGCTCAAGGCAAGACTCAGGATAATATCGATCCTAGGGACTGGCAGAGATATATTGACCAGTTATCTGAAATTGAACGTGCAAAGGTATTGAGAGATGCAGAAATTGAACGCAAGCGTAATGAAATGAAAGACTATAACCCGCTAAATTCACCTGCTCAGATCGCACGCGCAAAGATGGGCGGATATGTAGATAATAAGGAATATTTACCTCATGACGATATTGAAGGCGTAACCGTTGAAGAATTCAACCAAAGAGAACCGTCGAACGACAGGAATAAGGACCTATATGACGCCTTAGTCAATAAGGGTGCAGTTAATAATATTTCAGAACGTGAACGTCTTGATAATGAAATTGAAGAACTCGAAGCTCAGTTATATTCAATGAAGAACCAGCCGGGTTATAGAGCCGCAAGGTTCGACTATACGGTTAAGGGTGACCGTTCCGGCTTAGATAAGATAGCTCAGAACGTTATTTCTTCTTATGAGAATGCTTTGAACCGTAAGAACCAGATGGCAATTGCCGGTAAGACTAAGCAGAATGCAACATCTAGGGATATTGCAGGTCTAGTTAAGCAATATAACGACTTGGTAATTCAAGGTTCTTCTTTAACGGATGACCAGTCCAAGAGAATGAATGATAACGCCAAGAACTATATCTTAGCTCAATTAAGGAACACGCCGGAAGGAATTAAGGCTGCAGAAGACTTAGTTAAGGGTAATGAAGACGATAATAAGTCTCAGGTTAATGTAAATGACATTAAGTCAGATGGCAAGCCACAGGCTGACGTAATTGACGATAATGAAATTGAACAGAGACTGGCCATCAAGTTCGATAAGAATAATTCTATCGAAGAATTAACTGCTATTCGCGATAAGGTTCAGGAAATATCTGATATGGCTATCGATAAGTCTACCAAGGACACCGAGACCAAGACACGTGGGTATAGAACCAAAGCTAATAATACTGTTGCTCAGATCGATAAATTGATAGCTGATAAGAAGAAAGGTGCAGATAATAAAGTTAAGATGAATAAGACCATAAATGACATCAAGAACAGAAAGGTTGAAGAACTTAAGAGTGCACCACATGATGCAGCTAAAGACATGATAGTTAAAGAAGCTAATGAAGAACTGGTTAAAGCCGGAATTAAAGGTTCATTCATTAAGTCAGTCGACGGTAAGGAATTAATATATCAAGGAAAGTAATATATGGCCATTAAGAAAGAGAATGTACTTAAAGAACTAAATGAATTATATCCGAAGGTATATAAGCAGGATCCATTATCTCAGGAAATTCTTGATAGAATGATGGTAGATATTAATAAATTAAATTCTGGAAATGACATCCAGAAATATCTGGTATTGAATTCTGATGAAATTTATGATGTATTGGGCAACCGTGCTAACCAGATGGCTAACACATCCAAGATAATGAGAGGTGAAATTCCTAACCCGACACCGAATTTAAATAAGGTTCTTGGTAAGGACTGGTCATCTGACGATAAATTCTATAATACACCGGTTGCTAAAGTAAAGGCTATAGCTGATGAACAGGGTATGGAATTACCAGAACTATTAGAACAGATGCGTGCTGAGAAGACATATAAGGACCGTTATGATATTCTTCACGGGAAAGATGATATGTCTGGACTTAAAGAAGATCTTCAGGCCATATATATGGACTTATTCACACCGTCGCAGCAACGTGCATATGTAGAAGGCAGGAACCCGACTGATGGTGAAATTGCTTCTGACGTAATTAGAGATGCAACATATGCTATACCGGCTAGCTATATTATGAAAGGCTTTGGTCCAGTTAAAGCTGGCTTAATGGCCGCAGGAATTGCACCGACAGTTGAGAACGTAGCAGATATGGCTTTAGCTGATAAGGAACCTAAAGATGCGGCAATTGGTGCAATAACCGGTTCTATAACCAATATGGTCGCACCTTATGCAGTAGGTATGACTGGTAGAATGGCTGAACGATATTTAAAGGGTGCTGGAAAGGCAATTAATGAATTCATCGATCCTACGATAAAGACAGGTAAGCAAGTAAAGCAACCATATATCGATAAGGCTAAGCTCGGAAAGCAATATAACGAAGGCGGAGTCGGCGATATTCCAATTGAAGATATACCGATCGCCAAGTCTTATGGAACGTCATATAAAGGTAGAGAAAGTCTTCAAGATAAGATTGGCGGTCATGACGGCGGAAATTCATTACTGTTAAAGAACGTTATGACCGGTAAAGGCGATAAAGACCTCGGCGTAATTTATCAACCTGGAAAGACATATAACGATAAGATCGCGAACTGGGAGAAGGCTCATAAGAATATCAAATTGAACGATGATGACCGTGAATATATTAGAATGGCGTTCGAGCTTTGGGAACCTCAGTCGCAAATTATGGACTCTTATGGTATTCGAACCGCAGGAGATGCTATTTCTAGAGATATTATGGCGCAGAATATAAGTAACCGTATCGGTGAAGAATTATATAATCGCGGCAAGATATTGAATAGAGTTCCGGTTATCGGCCAATATATTCAGGAGAAGCAAAGAGAAAGTCAGGAAGAAGCTGACTATAAGAAGAGAATGGATGCGGCGATCGCCGACTTAATTGCACGTGGAATGTATTATAAGGAGAAATAAGTAAATGTTCAGAAATTTCGATAACCACGACACATATACTGACCTTAAGGGTAAGCCGTTACACGGTTGCGTAATGTTCAACGTATTCAATGGAAATACGGTTGCGGACATCTATACGAGAGATAAGGCCAGGTTAAATAACCCGATATTGACTGACCTATACGGTAGAACATCTCATCAGGTATTTATCGACACGGACGTAACGGCTTATTTCTATAAGTATACCGGCAACGGAAGGTTCAGCGATAATATCGAAGAAGCAATTGATATTAATGACGATACTAAATGGAGTCTTCAATATACGGTAGATAATATTGACGAATATGATAATAATATAATTTCCAATAGTTCTACGGTCATCACCGATATTGATGCTTTAAGGAACATCGATGCTGCAGATATTCCGTCATCTGAAGACGGTATTAAGTCAATTATTCTTCTTGGATATAACGAAGCCGGAGATAAGGAAGCTATAACATATATCTGGAATGCTGAGTCTTATGATAATGATAACGGTGGTTCAATAATTCAAGGTCATAATTTGACTGGACGATGGATAATGAACCGTCCGACTGAACACTGCGACAGTAGACATTTCGGTATATTTCCACAGGATAATTTAGACGTCGATATATCTACCAGACTTGAGAAATTTATTACATATTGCAATGACGAGTCTTTGAGACCGTTCTTCAACGGTTCTGACGACTATCCATATTTCACGTTCTCGAATATCAGAATTGAGTCAATTAACCCGATAGATATTTCTGAAGGAACTATATTCAACGATAACGGATCCAATGAAATTAAGTCAGAATATAATGGAATTCCTCATTTCAAGAACGCCAATACTACATTAGACGTAAGTAATATCGATATCGAGTCCAATGCGTCTAGTGCAATTAACTTTAATGAAATTACTATAAGAACTGGCGGATATAACCAATGGACCACGTCATATAAGGATATTACAGTAAATATAGTTGACGGAGTATGGAATAACCTCGAATTGGATAACGTTATACTTAAAGGTGAACACGTTCTTGGAAATTATATCACGTTAAAGAACATGAAATTATATCCGGAAATGTTCAATGACATCGTTAATAGCTATACGTTAAATACATATGTTAACTGTGTTCTGGACATAAATGACTGGAAAGAATATACTGATATCTGGGCATATATCCGTAATGAAATGGGCTTAGTCAATAATGACCATCAGGGTTATGAAGGTCCGGTTGCGGCATATTCAGCTGGCAAGGTATATAATTTCAACGGAACAGCAACTACCAATTTAGTCATTAATGACGGTAATTTCGAATTGAATAACGTAACCGGTAGCTTTGATATTGAAATTAAAGACACCATCCGGTTAAATAATTTCAACGGAACATTATCGTTATGGGGCGAACCGTTCAAGGTTGAAATTATTAATTCTAATGTAACTATACCGTCCGGCGGCGACGCGACGACATATGAAATTCATGACTCTTATGTTCATTTCGATAATGATATTGAATGTGATAATATGACCGTTCATAGTTCTGAAATTAACGGTAACGTCTATATCGAGTCTTCTAATATTGAAATATTCAATTCATATATTGACACTACATTATCCGGTAACCAAATTGAATGTAAGAATTCATCCATTCATGACGTTATATCTACAGGAAATGAAGGAGTTATTTCTGACATATTTGAAGGCTGCACGTTCAACGGCCAGAATATCATCAAGGGTATTCCTGGAGTATTCTTAACGGTTAATACTATATGGAGAAATAATATCGGTAAGGTTGAAGACCCAATTACGATAGATGAAGATACTGACATCAAGGTAAATGAATTTGAACACGGATATAAGTATTCTGGAAATACTGGAACATTCAAGCTCGCCAAATGGAATAAGGAAATGATGGCTACTGAAATTATTCAGAAGAAAGAATGGTATAATGACAGTACCAAGACATATCCTAACCCGATATTGAATTTCACCAAGGATGATGAGACATTCAACGTATATTTCACCACTACTGAAGATATTTCTACTGACTGGAAGAACGGTGACAGCAATTCCAATTTCGAAGGGTTCTACGTCAATATTCCATCCGGATATAATATAGACGTTGAATTATTCAATTTGACCGGTGACAGTACAGCTAGGGTTCATGAGACCTATAAGTTCATCTTCTCTTCTAGATATTATCTTAACGATAAATATAATGAAGATAATATTCATGTTCAATACTGGCCGACTACATGGAACGACTACTATAGTCCAATGCTCGACCGTCATAATTATCAACATGAACCGTATTATGAACCGGGTGCAATTGATCCGAACGTCAATGAATATTTAATTTCTAATGATAGCGCCACATTAAAGACTAATGCGCCAATTTCTGCTTATTTCAGAGAAATTAGCTTAACTGAACCTCAAATAGTTCTGAAGAATAGACGTTGCTGGCTAAATAACCGTTATATTCCTCTTAAGATATATGCAAAGTATGCAGACGAGGATCATCCGGCAATTACCAGTTGCATTCTTTATGTAGAATACGATATCAAGAGAGACTAAGGAAATTATAACATGGAAGAAATTATTACTCAATGTGCAGAATTCTTAAAGAAGTCATGTAACCGTTACGGTAACACGTTGACTAGGGCAGTAGAAGACTTAAGACTTTATTCTGGCGACTTCTGGACCCAAGATAACATCAACACATATCGTCCAGGAAAGCAGAGGGTTAACCTCTCAGTCAATAACTGGAACGTTATGTGCAATGCAATTGCTTCACCGTTCTCGGCTTCACCTTATCATATAGAACTGGATAACCGAGTTGAATATAAGGACGTTCAGGAACTTATTGATACTGTCGAAGCTGACTCAGATAATAAGGCCGTATTGATGGACGCATTCAGAAAGGCGGTATTGACTGGTTATGGGTTCGTAGTAGTTACTACTGAAGTCGATAAATTTAGCGGCGAACCAAAGATCATTCTTGAGTCAGTCAAGAACCTTACCGGCGTCGCAATGGATCCGACTTGCGTAACGGTTGACGGTTCAGATGCTGAAGAAGGCGCTATCGTCAATTATATTTCTATCCGTAAAGCAAAGAGGCTTTATGGTGAAGACGTATTACCGATGGGTTATCCGTCCAATAAAGGAATTATGAATTTGACTGGTCTTAACCAATGGAATATTCCGCCTGACTCTGTTGCGGTCATTTCATATTACGTTAAGGAAGAAGATCACGTCAAATACTATAAGATATGTTGCGACACTATCGTTCAGGAAGAAGTATTACCGATATCTTATATTCCAATTATTCGTCTTGCCGGTAATGAAATATTTGAGAATAATGAAATTAACTATAATGGTATAGTTCAACAGACACTTGACTTGGAACTCGGTGCCAATATTGCATATTCTACGTTAATTGAAAGATGCGGTCGTTCATCTAAGGCCAATTATCTTATTCATGTAGACGCAATTAGCGGTCTTCAGCAATATTATGCAGAAGCTGACCAAGATGACTCAATGTGTGTATTATGGAAAGGTGAACATCAGCCGGTTCCGTTAACTGAAGCATATCAGACCGGTGACCTACAGGCTACTATTCAGTCATGTAGAACGTTGATGGAAGACGTTATGGGAATTCCGTTAACTGGTATTACAGACCGTAAAGAACAGACTGCTACTGAAATATTGAGACAGGAAGCAGCTAAGGAAAGCAATACGGCCAATTACTATAATAATGCATATTCTGCATGCAAGACTATCGGTTCTATATTAATTGAATTAATTAACGGCGGTCAGGATCTTAAATTCAGCCTCGAGAACGGTCCTCACGTCATTACTCGTCAGATGAAGGCTCGTCAGGAATTGACAGCATTATCTACTATCATTCCAGATAATATGAAGCCGATCATCGCCAAGTACTTTGCTGATACGTTGAAGGATGATATTTCTGAAGAACTCTCTAAGAATATCGTCGCCAATTTACCTGCAGACGTCAAATTCATTTCTGATATTCAAGATCCTGCAGCAATTCATCAGCTCAACCAGATGAAGGTCACATTAGACCAGACGATGGAAGAACTCGAGAATTCCAATGCGGTTATCAATGAACTTAAAGAGAAATTAAGAACTGCTGAAATATCGTTAATGGAGAATAGAGAACAGCGTGCTCTCGACTTTGAGAAATTCAAGATAGCTGAACAGAATAAGGTCAATATCGAATTGCTTAAGCTTCAACAGAACCAGGGTGAAATTGATAATAAGAACGTTATCGACGAAGCTAAGGTTCAGAACGACATGGCTAAGACCGAAATTGAAGCCAAGAAGGTATATAACGAACAGGTTAAGAATACCAATGAAATGATGGAGAAAGTATATGGAATTTAGTATAACTCAGGGTGAAGGTCTCGGTAATAACATATTGAAAGGCGGTGAACGAGAAGCTGCAGAAAGACAGACACCAGAAGAACATCGTGCATTGCTAGACATCACTACATTACCGGACTATTATACTTTGATGAATTCCGGTAACCCATTGGCATATCAGATATTGATGGAAGAAGCAGAACGTAGGGAAGCTGAAGACCCGAAATACTGGTATGATGACGAACCACGTAGAAATATAACTCAGTCGTCATCTTGGGTCGGCGATATTTCATATGACCCATATGATGACTTGGCTATCATAAAGATGGGAAATAACTATTATGGACGTTATCTTAACCCAGATGAAATGGCTAATTTATTGAATAGCCCAAGTATTGGCAGAACTGTCAGAAGTATTTAACTGGTTATTAAATAGAATTCAAAGACGTACCGTTCACGGTTAAGAACGAGATAGAGGTAGAATAATGACTACAGAAGAAGCATTACGATATATTAATAGTAATGACAGCAAGGACGAAGTTAAAGGAACAGCAGCAGACTCATTACCTGAAGCTGAACCAGAAATTGAGTCCCAGGTTCCAGATACGGCTAAGGTTCCTGAAGAAGATGTTAAAGCCGACGACATTCAACCGGAAAGCGAAGTAGGGAGTAATGAACCGGAACCGCAGAAGGTAAAGACTCAGGTTAAAGATAAAGAACCAGTCGAGAATGGAAAGAATACCCGAATTTCTAAGAGAGACTATGCATTCATTAGAGAACGTTCTAAGCATAAGGCTCAAATTGAAGAAAGGGATAAGAGGATCAAAGAACTCGAAGAAATAGTCAATAAGTATAAGGATCTCAAGCCAGAACATTTCAAGAAGAAAGACTCAGATGAAGTTGACTACGAGGCATACACCAATTATCGGTTAGATCAACGTGACTGGAAAGACGAAATTGAACGTCATAAGCGTGAAATTACTGATATTCAGAACCGCGAGATCGAACTCGAGAATAACCGTAGGCTCGACCTGTCATTTCCAGAAGAGAAAGATAAATTTGAATATCAAAGGCTGCTCGAGACCAAAGGACAGGACTTCTTGGCGTCACTCGAATATTACGGACTCAAAGATACAGTTCTAGGTTATCTTGGAAGAAATGAAAGATATCCATTGGTATTGAAGAGACTGTTAACTGACGATGAAGCAGTCAAGAAAGTATTTCGAGACCACGATCCAGACGTAATTAAGTTGAGACTTGCAGAATTGACAGAAGATACATTATATTCTCAGACTAATACGCAAGTTAATACGCAAGTTAATACGCAAGTTAATACTCAGAATAACGTCGCAACAGGCAAGTCTATTCCAATTATTGGTCGTCAAATTTCGACCACGCCAGGTTCCGAACCGACCGTACGAGACCGAGCATACTGGAATAACTATATCTTAAAGACACGCGGTCATTAACACATTAATATAAAGGAAATATTATCATGGCAAATAATTTCAAGACCAATAAGCGCACTGAATTAGTCGCTCTTCGTTCTGCAGAAGCTGCAGCATATCTCACTGTCGGTTCTAAGCCGTATTTCAAGGATCAGCTTGAAGGAAAGCGTAACGGTACCAAGTATACATTCGTTATCCGCGATGCAGGTAAATACGTTAAAGGCATGAACCTCACCGGTCAGGAAAGTAACCTCGTTGAACGTCCAGTTGAAATGGAAGTTCAGGTTGGTAACGTTCTTATCGATACCAATTTGCTCGAGAAAGATACAGATCTCGAATGGGATAAAGAAATTGCTACCCCTAACGGTGAAGCACTCGTTAAAGGCGTCGTTGAAGATACTATCGCTTCCGACCTTGGTAAGCAGAATACTGCATTCGTCGGTACTGGTTGGCTTCCGCTCTTCAAGGCTTCTAACTTCCTCGAATCTATTTCTAGCGAATCTCAGTATGCATTCGTCGACCCGATGGTTGAGTCCGTAGTTCGTTCTGCAGGCCAGGCATTCAAGCCGGTTACTGACTCAGTTGAACCGATCTTCCAGAAAGGTCTTAAGGGTGAATTCGCAGCTGCTCAAATTCGTGGTCAGCAAGGACTTCCTAACGTCTCTATTTCTGAAGACTTGGCAAATGAACTTGCTTCTGCAACGGTTACATCTTATACAGATAATGCTGATGGCACGGCAACTATCGTTCTTAACGGCGTTACTGAAGATATTCCTGCCGGTACACCATTCTATATCAAGGGCGTATATGCAACTGACCTCGTCGGTCATAAGACATCTGCTCTCAAGGCATTCATTGCTATTGAAGATGCATCTGCTGGTTCCGTAACGGTTCGTTCTGTCGACTTTGACGGCGTCGGCACTAAAGAAGCTTGCGATATCAAGGGTGACTCTATTCCGGTCTCTGCACTTCCGGGCAAGGCAATTAAGGGTATTGAAGCTGGTGACTACTTCTCTGGCATCATTCGTCTTAACGGCGCAATGGAATTCGATACTCTCAAGAAGCTCGACTGGTCCAATGCTGAAAGTTCCGTCTCTAATGACTTCGGCGTTACTCTTCATGAAGGACGCGCTATCAATATCGAAGCCGGTACTAATAAGACTCGTTGGACTATCGCATCTCTTGCAGGCATCGTCGAGCCTCGTGCAGTCGCTTACGTCCTCGTTAAGGATAAGACAGCTAACCTCATTGCTCAGTAATAGAAGGTTAAATTAAGCTATAAAGAAGACCCCGTAGGATATATTCCTCGGGGTTATTCTTATATTTATTTAAATAACTTCAAATACATATCTATATTATCTTCTAGCCATCGTATTGACTTATACTGGTTCTGAATAATTTCATATCTATTATTCCAGGCATTCATCACTACTTCATCGATCTTATTAACCGTCATATACTGGTGGATCTTGCATCTATCGTCAATATTGCTATATGGTGAGTCTTTAAAGTCACTACCGATGAACAGCTTACCAGTCGCGCAACATTCCATAAATTTCAAGTCACTCTTACATTGGTTAAATACGTTATCCTTAAGAGGCGCAATATATAAGTTGACATTCCAATAGTTGAACTGGTTAGGATAATATTCAATTGGACACCAGTCAGTATATCTTCCGTTCTTCAAGAAATACATTTCATTACCCATAACGTTAATGTGGTCCTGCAAGTTAAGCCAGTCCACCAGGTTAGTAGTAAAGTCGCCCAATTTCTTAGATACCGGGTCATAATGCGTATTACTCATGGCTAGTCCAATTTCAGGAACGCCATATTTATTATTATCCGAATTGAAATACCACCTACTCTTAGAAAGCATATTTGGAATTACATGAATTCTATCAACGGGATAGTTAAAGGTCTCGACTATTGAATTCTTTAGCATTTCTGTCGATACCGTAATATAGTCAAATACTTCTAGGTATTTCTTCATGGCCTCGGTATTATCGTCGACATTAATTGAACGAGAACATAGGTTATATTTAGGAACTGACTGACCATTATAATTCCATAATATATCGTCATAGTCGCATATCATCCTAATATTTGGATAGTATTTCTTAATATTCGGCAACTGCTTAAGTATATTTCTAGAGGTTGCACGTTGCATATAGATAATATCAGTACAGTCTCTTGGATATATATCGCCCTCAGTTATGGACACCTTATTATCCGTCAAAGACTTAATTACGGTGGCCGGTTGAACTATTCTATAGTAACCGCAACCAAGACGATCACCTGGAACGAATTGAATATTCATCTTAAATTTCCTCCTTATTTACATTATTGACCTTATGGCCATTACAGTCCTTAAAGTATTCTTCATATACGTCTTCTAAATGGTCGTTGATAATTTCAGACTTCTGAATTTCCTTATTTCTGTTAGTATACCAATGACATGCTGCGCAATAGGCGATCCTATATGCATAATTAAATATATTTGACTTACCCTGCCAGGAACGTATATTTATCAATAATTCATAATACATCTGGTCTCTGAGTTGATATTTCTCTGACTCTGGGTTATTTCGAAATTTAGAATTCTCTAACACGCATTCTATAATGGCCAGTACATAGTTACCATATCTGGTATTCTCTGCTTCTGAAAGTTCTTCATTATTCTTCAACTTATTGACCAGGTCAGCATAGTCTTGACGGTCAATATCATAGCAGGGTGTAAAGTCTGGGTCATAATACCTTATATCTGGACATCTCTTGCGCCCTGGGTTCTTCCATTCTCTAATGTTCATAATATTTACCTTTAATTTAAATTTAACAGTTACTATAATATATATAATTATTAAATTCTTCCAATATAGCCAATATATTGAATTTCTTCTGGTTATTCATGTATTTAATGCTAATATTTGGAGTAAATATATGACACAGACCAGTTCTTTAGGTTATCTTCTCAGTCCGACATTTCAGCTAGTCAATACGGCTGGAAAGCCGTTAACGGGCGGTTATATTAATGTATATATTCACGGTTCTAGAGACCGTTATTATTGCGCAAGCGACTTCTCAGGTACTCTTCATCCATTCAATATTCCATTAGACTCTCTTGGTTCTAATGTAGTTCTTGCCTCTTTAGCACATTCTTATGACGTATATGTAATGAACCGTTATGGTTCTCAGATAATGAGTAGATATAACATCATTCCGGCTACTAACGGTTCTGAAGCAATTACCGACATCGTGAATATTACGTCAAATGACGGAACTGTCGATATTACCTCTTCTGGCGGAACTGACTGGGACCTCTCTATCAAAGATACGGTTGACCAGGTTGACCAGAATACAGAAGATATTTCTGACATTAAGGATGCTTTAGACGATAAGAAAGATAAGCAAAGCGAAGTCATATTTGGCGGTAATGACCATATGACTATTACTCGCATCAAGCAGAATGAGAATGGTGAAATTACAGAAGTCAAATATGAACCAATTGACTTGCCGCCTGAAGTTCCTAATGTCGATATTATTTCTTCTACAGGAAATATTCAAATTGCAAGTTCAATTAATGTTCAGACCAATACCAAGACATTCGACCTAAATGTTAATTCTATCGAACCAGAATGGCATTACTGGACTGGTAATAATGCTTGGACATATATTACTGGCAGGACTTGGACTGAAATTAACCGTCCTGCGATGGGCGCCGGTTCTACTGGTCATTCTTGGAACCCGACTATCAAGAAAGGTATATATGACGTAAAGTCACATTTCACCGTAACGTTCCATAATGCAGATAATTCCAAAGTAGTTCCTAACCAAATTATTCAAGTTGGCTTCCGAGCCAAGTTCGTTGGAAAGAACGATCCGACAGCTATCATATATAAAGACCTCGGTGCCTGGACTTATGATCCGTCGCTATATACTGACGAACCATATGAATATAATTTCCAGCAGTCTAGCATCCGACAGAATAATGATACCGGCTGCATAATTAACGTCGCCGATTACTGGGGTGATACTGAATTTGACGTATACTTTGAAGCATCGTTATTGAATACTGACGGTGAAGATACTGGTCCGTCACCTATAGATACCGTATTGATGGCTGAAATTAATTACTTTGGCTATCATGAAATTAAAGGAAATGTTACCGGTCTAGATAAAGTCTATCATGATGCTACATTATCTGGCGACGGTACTAGCGATAGTCCATTAACCGTAACCGATCCGGGTAATACATATACTGCAGGCGACGGTATTGACATTACTGATAATGAAATTTCAATAAAGTTAGCTAATGCAGAATTTGACGGTGATGAATTTGACCTCAATTTCGGTGACTCATTCTATATTCCACAGTCTACATTATCTTTAGAAGACGGTGAATTGACCGATGAAATACGGCGGGATGAATTTAATTTACCGACTATCGAAGCCGGCGACGGTATTAATATTTATGCATCTGGAAATAATTATATCATTTCGACGGATAACGAAGTCGGCGCCGTAGTTGAGACTGTTGAGAAGTTGAAGAAAGACCTAGATACTCAAATTACTGCTAATTTCGACATGCCTAACATTTCTCAGGTATACGACTTTGCAGACGGTAATAACTGGATAACTCATAACGGCGCATGTATGCTCTATCAGTCATTCACTATTCCTATCAACCACGAGGTCAGAACTATTTCTGAAGATGCTGACACGCCTACATTGCTTGGAATTTATGCTCAGCAGAACTTTGCCCATAAGATAATGCTTGCCCTTTATGAATATACTTATGCAGGTACAGGTGAAGAGAATGGTTCGTCTACTTATGTCGGCGATACCGGGCCAGTTACAGTTCTACAGGGTATGAATGAATTTCCGTTAAAGAACCGTAACCCGTCTATTACTGAACTTAGAAGCGATAAGGTCTATTATGCGTCATTATATTTACCGTCCGACGCGTTCGTTAACGGTCTTTATCTTGCAGGCTGCCCTGGCTACGGTAATGCTTCTATTCCAGCTGAACCGCGCTTAAGCTGTGCTACTGAGAATATCACGTGGAATGGTCAGGAACTTGACCTAGACGATCCTACTGCTACTTTGAACCACTATCAGGTTATTCAAATTCCTGGTCAAGACCCATATTACCAATATTATATCGGTCCTTGGGTTGGCGGATATAACGAACGTTGGTCATCGCCAAGGTTCTATATGCAGATCCGTAACGGCGAGTTCAATGAACCGGTAGTTCCTACTGCACCGTTCGAGACTCTTGGCGATAGCAAGATACCTCATGGCGGTATTCTGGCCGGTGATTTACCAGGCTTTAGTTCAACTACTTCTAACTCTGCATTCAGAGATGTAACGCCGATGACTGACGTCACTATTACGTCGTTCGAATGGATCGATAATATGGAATATGCAGGCGGTTGGGAACCAGGTAATTGCGTCTATAATTCTGACTATTCTACTAACCTATCCGGTGTGTCTAATTCTATCGTTAATTTGGGTGAAATATGGCATAACGGGTCTTATACGGCCTATGCTCATAGAATTACATTCACCGCGCCGATTACGTTGACTGCCAATGTAACATATAGGTTCTTATGTTCTTCTTGGTCTAGTTCATCTAATTGGATATGGTCTTGGACTGATCCTACGAATGTATTTGATGCAAGTAATAACGGCTGGTATATCGACTGGTCTCAGAACGTCAACAGATATGCACATATGGCCGGTCAATATCTGAAGCTTTATGATAATAATAATAACCATTGGGTAATTTAAGGAGATATAGAATATGAAGAGAACGACATTATGTAATAACGTTGACCAAAGCGACTGGACAGAACCTGAACGTCAACGTGCAAGACAGAATATTGGTCTAAAGGCTAGAACTACTCAGAATGTATATGTTGCGCAGGCCGTTACCCAAGGTCCAATTCTTGAGCTAAATTATGAATTCGAGAACGATACAGAATATCATCTTGCCATTGCGGTCAGCAATAGAATTGAACTGCAGAATTATTCCAAGAGTAAAGCCAGAATGGTATATTTCATCGGTGAACGGGCTAACCCGGCTTGGCGACAGATATTCAACGTGGCTATAGATAACGGCGTCGTCGAACTTAACCAGACCGTATATCCGTTCAACTGGCTTAGCGAGAACATTAGATCGCCGTATAATACGTTCAATGCGGTATTTGAAGATATTGACGACGAAAGCACGTTGGGTATAGCTACCGGTCAAGACATCTATATCAATATACGCGGAACTATTTCTAAGGAGGCCTATTAATGGAATTCTTAACTGAATTAGTTAAATTAGTTCCGGGTGCGGCTATACCCCTGGTAGTCGTTATATTGGGACTATATTGGATATACCGCAAGACTGAAAGCATCAATAAGGACCGAGAAGATACTAAAGTTCAACGAGATAAAGATAGTCAAGAAATTCATGACAGTATACTCAAATTGCAATTCAAGGTCAATGAACTTGACGGCAGGACGGTTCATCATGCTGACGTATTAGAAGACTTGCGTGCACAGGTTGCTACATTGAACGCAAATATCAGTAAATTGACAGTACAGCTGGAAATGTATTGCGATATTCTTAAGGATAAGAAATAAATGAAATTAGATGAACTCGTTAACCTTAATTAGAAATAAGAATTTCGGAATGCTTTATAAAGGTTCCGTTCTTCTTTGCTTTACTTTAGATCCAGGAATACTAGAAGACGGTGAATATAACCTCGAAATTAATTATTCACCTAAATTCAAGACCCGATTACCTCTAATATGGAACGATAAATTTCCGGCATCAAGAGGTATACGCTGCCATTCCGGGAATACGTTAAAGGACTCACAGGGATGTATTCTGGTCGGTAATTCTTTAACCTGTACATTCACGTTAGTTGACTCAAAGAATGCTTTAGAACACGTCATATGCACGGTTAAGGAGGATAATATATGCAGGTTGACGATAATAACGATGTAAAGATAATTGACTGGTCAAATTCTATATCAGTTCATAAGGTTAACGGACTATATGTATTAGATAACCCGGTATATATTATATTCAAATATAACGGTTCTAAGTTCAGAATCAAAGTAGATAAAGGCGGTCTGACTGACGGACTGTCTGTACCGAAGATATTCAGATGGTACCTGCCGGACTGGGATGATAAGAACGTGCTTTATAACATTGCGGGGATCTGTCACGACGGTATGTACGGGTCTGAACTGGTGGCTAAGGACATAGCAGATGAACTGTTCTATCAAGGACTGGTTATGGCCGGAATATCAAAGTCAAAGGCAACTGTTGCTAAATACGCTGTTCAGTATCTGGCTGGACTTCACTATGGGAGGAAGAACGATGACTTTGGTATATCTGAATATGTAACGTTGGATATATTATAATTATTGAACGTTG